TGGGAGAGGTGAGGCTTTCATACACTATTTCATTATTTTCTATTCTTCCCGTCTCATCTCCGTTCTTTAGTACCCTTCTCTTATAAGAATTGGCAAAATTTCTTGTTTTTTCCTGTTGAATTCTTTTTGTTAATGTGATCGATCCACCTTTAAAATCATTTTTTTCTGGTAAATGTGCTTGAAAGATGCCCTTGAAGTCCGGATTTTTCGAAAAAGAATCCCTATTAACGGTTATCAAAGGAAGCTTGAGCTTACCAGCACTATCCCTTAACTCTTTGTTGCTCTTTATTTGATAAGCTCTCTCAGTTCCAAGCCATAAAACAGGGGTTTTTTCAAAACCGTTATTGGTCGTAGTGGAAAGGTTCAATGTCTCATCAACCCACCTATATATACCGGTATCTATGGTTTCCAAAGTGGAAGGCTCTAATGTTATGACTTTATCCGGCATTGAACAATCCATCCCTAGCTCTAGAGCACTCTGCTTGTATTTCAAACCTATGCTCTGGTTGTCCAAAGAGCAATTTTGGCTCATTTAGCTTTATAATCTCATAAAACACTTCGCCGTATCTCACAAAGTCCCCTTCTCGAACAAATAAGTCTTGATCCTCTGTCAATCTTCTTTTGTGAAACTTAACAGATATTTTTGTGACCTTATCCAGACCAATATTTTCCATGAATTCGGTCTCAATGCCTTGGTATTCCACCAAAGCATAAACCCTAACAGGTGGCAAAAAAGTTTTTTCCATGGCTTCCCCGTATAAGGGATGATAATCTGTATGTTCTATATCCAAAGGAAAATATAAGATTTGTTGGCCAACAACTCTTTCAATGATTTCATCATTAACTTGTTTGACCAAATCTCTTTCTTTTTTACCCAAAAACATCGGAGGTGGTGGTGCTGTTGGTTTTTTCCATTTATCATCTTTTGACATTACTTGTTACCTTTTATATTTAGCAGCTTCTTTGATCCACCAATCCATACCATAAGCAGTATCTTCATTATTTTTGTTTTTATTCCATTCTTTAAATAGTTTTGCCATCCTTAATACAACTTTTGAGGGGACAAGCTCATTGTATTCCTCGCTGCCTCTTTTAAAATAGGGAAATCCAATATCGCCTCCCTCTCCCTTGTCATAAGGAGGTTGTGCTCCAAAGGTAAATTGTTGAGCGGTTGGATCTATTATTTCTTGATCTTTTCCTTGTAACCACCAATGAGTTGTTTTTTCACCGGGAGCTTGAGGGCCAACATCAAATTTCTTAAGACGCATTTTCTTAAGACCAGAATATTTCTTTCCACCAGCCATATGTAGTAGGAGTGTCGATATATCAAAACATAGTCCAAACGTTGGATGACAAAATTTACCAGAACTCTGAAGTCTCTTTTTTAATTTTAGCGAGTCTCGTTTGGGTTGAGGGGTTGTATCCGTTATAAACTGGTCTATTTTAGCTCTTAATTCTTTCATGGTTATAGGGAGGTTATATTCTGGTCTGCCGATTTTTTCATTCTCGTTTATAAATTTTCTCCAGCTTTCGAATAAAGTCTTCATTGTTTATTTTCCTTTTAATATTTTAATATTAACTCTTTTTCTTCTTTCGTTTAGATTGCCAAATTGCTTTTTTAACAAGGCAATCAATACTTCTTTTGTTCTATCAATCATATCACCAGCAGTATATCTGTGGATCAAATGGGCGACATTAAACATTGATTCCTCATCTTGCTTGTTTTGATCTAAGTCAACTGAAAATCGTATCTCAAGACCACTTTGGTTTTTTATTATATTATATAAGTTTTGCCTTAAATGGTCTTTGTCATAGTCCAATTCGAAGCGTATGCTGTTGTTTTCCATATCAGAGTCTATGGAGTTTATAATTCTATAAAACATGTTTTCATCATCACTATAATGTAAAGAAGATATAGCTCCATATATTGCTCTTGCTAGCAAAAAATGTTGTTCATTATCAATATCAAATTCCTTACCCGAAACTCCAGATAATTCTTCAAATATTTCATCTACCCATAAAGTTTCTTCACCGTACATTGAAATTTTTTCTAAATAAGAGGTGGGATGATAGTCTTCATCTACTAAGGTAATATCTCCGCCCCATGTATTGAATTCTATAGTGCTATAGCCTCCTTGAATAGCATATCTCATGTCTCGGTCAAGAAATGTAAAAATATTGTGCAGAATATAATTTTCATTGTGAATGAATCCTTTTTTTTGTAGATAATGTATAAGAGTATTATTATAACTTTGTTGATCGAATCTATCAAAAATATATCCAAGTCTGGGTCCCTCTTCAAATACACTATCTATCATTTGCTCTAATTCATTTATATCGCTACTGTAGTTCATATCAACAAGATTCCGCCCACTGTATACTATTTTAACTTCTTCTGTATCATTAAAAGCTCTAATATACACTTCGAAATCATTTGGCATTTCAAAATCGTCTTTTAATTCATATTTAATTAACTCTGTTATGGCTTTATGGTAAGATTCCCGACTTTTTTGCGGCGAATCTTTTAAATGTTTGCGTAAATATTTTGGTATGTTAAGTTTTGGTATGTTAAATGTTATATGCAATTTAAAATCCAAACTGGGTTCGCCGTCATAGTCTTCCTCGACGCTATAGAGCCACTCAAATGGCCAAACTGTGTTACTATCAAAAACATCATTGGCAACATCCCGTATATATTCTTCTGCTTTTTGACCAATATCTTGCTCCAATGCGTCTTGTATATCCCTATTATACCTAGGTGTTCCGGAAAACGTTAAATCTTTTCCAACAAATCTAAATAATTTTGGTAGTAAGGAACTGACGGAATTATCTTGCTGTTCTCCGCCATATCTAGTGAAGTTTTCTAGATCTATAGAGCGATTATTGGTATCAATTATGTCTTTTATTCTATTTTTCTGTAGCGATGCCATTTTATTTAGAACTTTAGAGCCAAAATTTGGAATTGTAACGGGATATCCTTTTGTTTCTGGCACTGCTATTCTCATGGGCTCATCTTTTTCGGTTGGCCGATAAGACACATGTTTTATTCTTATCCTACTGGTTGGCTCTAAGTATCCGACACCTCTTTTATCATCGTAGAATATCTCTGCCTCTGCCTCTTCGTCCAGAGATTCTTGAGTTGGTGGAAACGCATGAAATTCTTCAGCCGGGACAGCATATGCTATCATACCATTGCCCAAAGCTTCAGCTAGAGCGCAAACACTATATTCAACCCATTTTCCATGCTTTGTATATCCTGTGGGAAACTCTTCATCATAATATCTTCCTTCTTTTCCATAGTTGCTGGGTAAATCGTGGCAAGATTTAATCGCTTCGTGATCTGACATCCTAAAAACGTCTATAGGATGTCTCGAATATATTATATAATATTTATTATAATATTTGTCAATATTTGTGACAAGATCTTCAAAATTTGTATCTAGGTGCTCCTTTTTAAAAGCTTTCATTTTGTTCAAATCAAAATTATAATAACTGTCTAATCGCTGAATAAATGTTTGCCGGTCGTATGGTCTTTCCATATTGGTCCAATAAGATTGTGCGTCTATGAATCTATATAACTTTCTATATTCTTCTGTTGTAAGCAATATAGGAACTCTACGTATAGTGGCTTTGGTATAGTTATTGATGCTATTGTCAAAACCCTTAAAACCATCCAGAGATAATTCATATAAAAAACTGTGAAATACGGAATTTAAATCAGAATCTGGTTTAAAACTGCGACCTTGGTTATCTTCGCTGTTGTAGGTATCTTCTGGTGTTGTTATTATCCTTTCTGCGATTTTTTTAATTGTTTTAGCATGTTCGTCTCTCATTCTCTCCCTTTTATTTTCTACGAAGTTTATTATTCCATTGACAACTTTTGTTATATTTAAAGATACTGGTATACGCGAAATTATTACTTGTCCTTGTCCATCAATTTTATGAGATATTTTTATTTTTGTACATAGCATTTTGCCATCTTGTGGTTTATTTACCGTCCAACCTAGTTTCTCTAGGGAATTCATTGAGACCCCAAAAACTGTATCTTCTTTCGCTAGAGATATTGGTTCGATTAGTCTGTAGCGATCTCCAAATACCTCTTTAAATGGATACTTCTCAATCGGTATTTCCATCATATCATCCAACATTCCTATCTCATCTGGTTCTGCTTCTTTGATAATTTTTTCTTTTATAAATTTATTCCATTTTTCTAACAATAATTTCATATTTTACCCTACAAATATCTTAAGTGGTACCTCTGTCATAACTGCCTTCGCATTGTCTGACATTTCCTTATCAGTTGCCAATAATTTGGGGTAAGTCATCTCATCTAGTTGCGTCTTGAGTTCATCCCGAAGGGCAGTTTGTTCTGTGGCAGCTTGCGATAGCAACTCAGAGGCGTTTAAAGTTATGCTATCTCCCGGAATTGGAACATTTCCACCAAATTTTCCTCTTATTTGACCTAGTGTCTCTTTTGACAAAGCTAGAGCAAATCTTCGGATCCACTGTTTGCCAATTGAATTGATATTCTTATAAGGAATGTTTTCAAATGGCAAAGTATTCATATTATTGACACCCAATTGACCAGAATTTTTGTCATCTTCCCAGATATCATTTTCATCAACAGAGAATCTAAACCAAAATTTATCTGGGGAAACAGATGTTGGGATTGGATACAATCTTAAACGATTATTTATTATCTCATATGAATAATGAGAGGTTCTGGTATATAGATGATCTTCATAAGCCACAGCTTGTATTTTGTTTTGCCATGCTGGGATCACTTGAAAAGATGAATCATCTGCGTATTGTCCGTAAGTATGCATGTCACCAACAACATTGAGACCTCCGTAGTATCCATAAAATCTCCACATTTGTCTAGGAGTGACATAGTATACTTGTCTAACTTTTATTCTCTTTTCTCCAACTTTGCCGGAAAACATTTCAGTAGAAGTAGCCGATAAATCTTCAACTATTTTCTGAAGATCGTAATCTTGCTGTTCAGCTACGGTATCAAAAGAGGCTGAGTATATTGATTGTCGCCCTCCGACAACAGCCTCAGTAGCAAAGCCATCTCCAATCCTAAAAGATGTTTCAAATGAAAACTTCGGATATTTAAGCTCAGCATTCTTTGGCCCACTCATTGCTTCGCCTTTATGGTTAAAAGAGCCGGTTGTTCCACCAAGAGCAGATCCAACAATATTTTTGGCTTGATGTATGTTAACTAAGTAAGAATACTCTAAGACTGCTTCTTCATAGTTAGCATATACGTTTTGTTCTTTCAATTCAATATCCAGAACGTCTCCGCCTAATTTCTTATAAGTATAAGCAACCTGTGCCATAGCACCAGACAAAAAATCAACAGAAGCGGTGTAAGCTCCAATTGGACAAGCTGCCGCAACTCTGCTATAGGTTCCGGAAGCTGGTAGTATTATCGCACTGGTCTGTGAGGTTGGTGTTAAAGTTGGCAATGCCATTATAAATCCTCCAATTCACAATAAATAGTTTTCCCATGCAGAAACCCTCTTTTAGTTAGCTTTGGATTTCCGTGTATACTTTCTCTTGGGTTTTGCCTTTGTTTCCTTCTTGGCAGTGGGTGCTTTCTTTTGTTTCACTTCTTTTGCTTTTTTTGCTTCTGCTTTCTTCTGTGCTTCTAATTTTGCTTGTTTTTCTTTTTCTTCTAGAAGTTTTCTTTGTCTTGCTGCTTCTGCTGCAAGGGCTTTCATTTCCTCTTCTCTTTTTCTTCTTTCTTCTTCAAGAATGGCTTTTTCGTTTTCAATTTGTAACTGCCTTTCTTGTTCTGCTTTCATTAAACGATACTTGCGTCTAAGTCTTTGGGATTTTCTTGCCATTTTTAGCTCCTTAATATTAGCAAAATAATTAGTTTAAAATAAAAAAAGCCCACCGAAGTGAGCTTGATGTTAATATTGTGGAGATTAAAGATTAAGTTGTTACGTCAATCGCAACATCCGCACCAGCACTGATTGCTTGAGCAAACCACTTGTCACCTAAACAAATAAATTCAATACAGTCACCAGCTTTTGCTTGATCAGCGGTAAGTCTAACCGCGTCGGCAGCAGCATCACTAAGAACGTTGGCACTTTGTGAGTTGTCATCTAGTCCACCATATATGGAGGCAATAATTGTATCTTCATCACCAGAAGCAGCTTGAATAAGTTGAGCGTTGCTGCTCTTATCTGCTAGTACGACAAACTTACACCACCAGCCTTTACCAGCGTCAGACAATGAAGGCAAAGTAATGTTGTAACTATCACCAGCACCCACCAATGTAAAAATTGTTCCACAATCGGCAACCGCCACAGTGTAGGCTGCTGTAATAGCTTGAATCTTTTTTCTATCCGCAGAGTATCTTCCTAATTTAGCCATTTATTTAATCTCCTATAAACAATAAATATTTTTATGCGTTCAATTCGCATTCAATAGTAAGTAGTGTATCCAAATAGAAAACCCCCAACCAAAAAGGAAGGGGGTTTGGATTTTTAGCAAATCAATGATTAGCTAGCTCCGGATTCTCCGAGAAGTCCACGAACGATAACGAGACCGTACATATCGGGACGAACCATCTTCTTACCATAACGAGTCATGACACCCTTGCGAGGCACGAAATCTTCTGGTCCGAAGATTGTAGGAGTGGTTTGTAGAGGCACATAAGGTGCGTAAACATAACCAGACTCAAGGAAAGAACTTCCTTTACGTCCAACAAGGATGACGTTACGGAGGAAGTAAGGATCAACGATAACGTCGAATTTGCGGCTCAAAGAACCAACCTTAACAGCACCGATGTCGCCTTTGTCAGCGTCAGCAGTTACGTTAGCACGGAATCCAGAGGTGAACTCAAGGATGTTAGCAACTTCTGGAGAACAAACTACGAAGTTAGCTCCACCACGAAGAGTCTTTCTGTGGATTTGTGCAGAAATATCATTAATGGTTTCGATAAGAGTCTCATACCATTCAGATACTGTACCAGTGAAATCTGGAGAAGCAGCAGTAGCGCCAAGTTCTACACCAGTTGACTTATTAACAAAGAGTCCGGGAGAACGAGACCAGTAATACTTTCCAGCAGTGGCACCAGATACAAGATCACCAAGAATCTCACGATCAATTTCAAGAGCGATTTGCTCAGAAAGGATAGAAGTAAGCTCAACCTCAGCATCCAAATTGTGGTAAGCATTAAGGTCTTGACCCAATTCTGGAGTCCATTTAGCCTTAAGCTTCTTGGTTACTGCTGTAATCGCAATACTATCAACCTTGATGTTGATCTCGGGAATGTTTTCTTCATTTTCAAGCGGCCATTCTGAAGCACCTTTAATGGCACCGATAGCATTTGCTGCTCCGATGTTATCCGCATATGGAAAGTTAACTTCTAGAGCCGCAGCCATATCTGGTGCCAAACTTGAATCACCATGGATGTAGAAAGTGATATATTGTGCTTTAGAACCAGCTACAACATCTCCGCTTGAGTTGCGATAACCAAGTTCAGTTAGACGACGAACAACACGAGGATTTCCAGTCCCACCATCGAGAACACTTTTGTCTTGCTCTGCCAAGTTAATAGCGGTAAGCATATCTAAATTTATGCGAGCCATATTGGTAGTTGATAATTTAACAACTACAGTACACACCTTATCTGTGGAAGTAGCGTTGAGAATATCTGGATCGAAGCGAAGAACTTTTTTCTGGGCTTCAGAAAGAGCAGAGATTGCAACTGCGGCCTGTGTGAGAGGGCCACCATGTTCGGTACTACCACCATCAACAAATCTATCATCTCCCACTGATCCTATAGCAGTGCCATCATGTACTGTGATATGAACAGATCCAGTAGCACTAGCATAGCCAGTGTTAAGATCGTAAGGAGCATGATTTCCTTCACGAGTTGATGGATTCAGATCAACACCACCTGTGATTTGACTGGCAACTACATTTCCACCATAAAGTGAACGATCAGCTAAAGGCATACCAGTATCGGCATCACCAAATTTATCTCTATCAAAGACAAAGTCTAGGAAGAAGATAAGTCCGCTAGGAAGACTCATTGGCTGTACACTAACAAGATCGTTAGCGATAAGTCCGGCGAATACACGACGAACGATAGGGAACGCAACAGCAGCGAAACCTTCAACATCACCAGCAGCCATAGAAGAAGCTTCACGAAGAAGTTCTTTAGCTTGGTTCTCTAGAAGACGAGCCATGTTTTGTTTTTCATGATTGTTTTGAAGACCCTCAAGCAAACCAGTACGATTCCATTTGTCGAGAAGAGCAGCCCCTTCTTTCTTAAGATCGCGGTTTACAATGCCTTCAGTAAGTGTTTGAATAATAGACATTTTTTATAACCTCCTTAAATGTATTATTTAATTCCAGCAAGTTTTTTCATATGATCAGCAAAAGTGTGCTGTTCATTCTTTTCTTGCCTGTTTCTACGTGGCAATATACCGGATAGATTTGATTTTCTTTGAACGGACTCGCTAAGTGTTCTCGGACCTGTTTTTTTATCATTTCCGGATGTCACTGTAGCATTCAGAGCTTCACAAAGAGTTTTCGCTTCCTCTGGTGTTTTTGCCTTTGCGATGGCTTCAACAATTTTTGTTTTTTGTCGCTCATTCAAGGAGGCATCGCTTAATGTTTTGTTGCTGTAGAGCAACTTTGCATTTGATAAGAGCGTTTCATTGAGTTTTTCATTGATTTTCTCAACAACGTCCTTATATTGTTTATTTTTAAGTCTTAATTTTTTAAAATTTTCTTGTAATTCTTTCAATTTCTTCTCTAGAACTTCATTTTCTTCTTTATATTTAGTAGATTCCATCTTGGCTAGCTCTAGATCTCTTTGGTATTCAAGCAATTCTTGATTTGTCTGGAAAGTTCCGTCTTTTTGTGCGGAAGTATCAACAATAAGCTCTTCTTCTAGAATATTTTCTTCTGACATATCATTTAATAGGTTTGCTATTTCATCAACCAATTGTTCTTGTAAATTTAAGTCTAAATCAAGCTCTTCACCCTCGGCTTCTTCTTCGCCGCCCTCATCAGAGATACCTAAATCACTTAAAACATCAGAAGGGCCCATGGGATCAGAAATCTCAGCATCTTCTTGAGCCATTTCTGCTTTTATATCTTCCAAATCTAAATTAAACATACCTTCGGCACTTGGATCCTTCTCTTTAAAGGACATAAGAACCTCTTGTTCCATATCAACCATGGAATTGTTGGCTGAGGGAGCTTCAAAAGATGCTCCGGGAGCAGAACCAGCCACAGAAGGGCCACCTATTTCTTCCTCTTGAATAATTTCTTCCTCAGCTTCTTGTAAATCTGTTTCTAAAACTAAATGAGGTTTTTCTCCCTCTCTGACGATGGCTATTTTGCCATCTTCTGATTCGGATACAACTTCATAAGTGTTTCCTTCATATTGAACTTTCTTACCTTTCATGAATTTCTCAGAAATCTCATCACTCTCTAGTATTGAATCAACAGCCTCTTTTATTTGTGGCGCATATTTTTCTATTAAAGATTGTTCGGCATTTTTTAAAGCAGCTTCTCTCAAAGCTTTTGCATCAACAATTGCTTGTTCTAACATTGAAGACATTAATATTCTCTCCCTAGTATATACTTATCATCATTAAATAGTGTGAAATCAAAGAAAAAGACTATTTGTCAGTTAGAGGCCCTTAGCTCTCAGTAAACACAACAGTGACCAATGTATCCGTACTACCACCGGTGCCTCTGTTTGCTTTTATTTGAATTAAATCCCCTTGAGAAACTGATAGACTAAAGTCGAATACTCCGGAATATATATTTGGTGTCCCAGATGCTTTTTGGCTGAAATTATCTCCGTTTACCGTGACAGCAGTTCCAGAAGAAAAATTATCTTGATTTTTATAGGCAGTAACAACTATGTCTCCAAAGTTTGTATCATTGACTGTTGCTCCTTTGGTGGATAGTATAACAGTATCTAGGGTTCCTCCAAAGGGCACAATAATCATCCCTTTGAAGTTATTATTTGCTGTCCCTCCAAGGTTAGCTCCTAAGTCATAAGAAACAACTCTTGCAGTTGTCTGTAAACTAACATATCCCATATAAACAGAGCGATTAGAGGAGCTACCGCCACCACTACCTCCGGAAGTTAGATCGGTCTCGGTAACATCGTAAGATCTCCAATATAGCTTGCCATCAGATTTTGTATACAAATAACCTTGTCCGTCAGAGGGTTGAGAAGGAGTCGAAGATTCAGATGTTATTGCAATTTTTCCGGAAACATCTAGCTCTGCTATTGGAGAAGTAGTTCCGATTCCAACATTCCCAGCTTGCTGTATTGACATTCTTGTGTTACTATTGGTTTTAAATGTAAGATTATCGTTACCATAATCATTGAAGATAATCCACTTTCTTGTACCATTCTCAGATATCTCAAGACCGGGATGGGAGTTTGAATCACCGTCGATTCTGACTCTGGCGTCATCGCCTTTGACATGCAATTCGCATCCGGGAGAAGTAGTTCCGATTCCAACATTCGATCCAGAGACAACCATCACAACAGATCCACTAGCTTGAAAACCAATGTAATCCTCTTCAAAGTCGATTAAGGTATCTCTTTGAGTGTCGCTGGCAGCTTTAAGGTCTCCAATTACTTGTGCACCCTTTGAGTATTTATATGACATTTAATATATCCTTATTGAAGTCCATAATCTTACGGACGCTTGCTGTATATCTCTATCTAGTAATTTTGGCTCAATAATAATCACTGATGGCTCTAGATCTTCTGTTGTTGTTTGAGTGTAAGCTGAGATGGATCCACCGACGCCTCCTCTTATTGTCGAACAAGATGTCGGACCGCACTGCCTCCTAGGGGCCACTGTTGTTCCACCCATTGGGATAATTGCTCTAGATACCTTTTGTTTTTTAAATATCTTAACAATTCTAGAATTATTTTGAACCGTTTGAGCTACAGGTTTCATATTCTCATCAAAAAGAATAAGACGAACCGTTACCTGTTCTTTGTTGAACACTATATAACTCTCTAAAAGATAATGACCATTCTCATGAGAACATTGTCTATAATTTATAGAATAGTCGCAATTATCCCAAGCGAATTTTATTGTGTCGGGGTTGTATACCGAAATATCATCGTCCATTGAAACATAGCCATATTGTGTCAATTTTTGAGCATTACTAACGTCATTTATTGTGTGCCCAAAGACTGATGTTGAGTCCATATGATAAGGGATCTTTGTTTTATTAATTATTTCTGTTGGGGCAACAAAAACTTCAATATCTTTACGTGACTCAACGATGATTTCTGGTATTGGATCTCCAGCAAAGGCCATACCAAATAAAAAAGAGAACATTACACCTCCACGTTCTATAATAATTATCATGATATAAAAAAAAGGGCCCGACAAAAGTCGGAGCCCATAAGAGTAATCTCTTTTTTGAGATTAGAATACTTTCCAAACGTTTGATACTACATAGACAATCATAACAGCAGCATGAGGTGATTCTAGAATAATCTGATCTTCACCGTCAATAGTGTGAGAGCCTTGTGTATTAACTTGTAGTGTCGCATCTGAAGCACAGTTGCTTGGAGCTTTAAGATATACCGTATCTCCAACAGTCGGAGCAGCAGGAAGATTAACAGTCTCTCCACCACCGGAGAAATCAGCCATATAGTTAACACCAACAGCCAAGGTTTCTGTATTATCTTTAAGAGCTACGTCTAGATTAGAAGTGTTTCCAATATAAGTCTTGATATCAGAAGCTGGAATTTGCTTAGTTGTACTACCATCAATAACGATAAAAGCATCGGCATCCGCAATTGTAATTGAAGATGTGGACTTAGCAGAACCATCTAAGAGGTTAAGCTCGCCCGGAGTAGAACTAATAGCAGTTGTAGAAGCTGCCGCAAATGGAATCAAAGTACCATCAACATTAGCTAAGTTAAGAGTTCTGTCAGCGGTAGGATCAATTACACCAAGAGTTGTTTCATTTCCATCTGCTGTAGATCCTTCAAATACAAAGGAACCAGTAATATTAACAGCGGTAGAATGAACAGTAGTAGTGGTACCACGAACTACCAAGTTACCAGCAATTTCTGTTGTAGAGCTAGCACCAGCGCCGATTTGTACGTCGATGATACCATTAGAAGATCCACCAGACAATTTAATACCAGTGGTTGATGTTCCATCAAATTCAGCAACCTTGATTTCCATTTTACTTTGCTCTGCACCAGCAGAAACATCAGTCGCAGTAACTTCGATTGCGCCAAAGATGTGAGCACCACCTCCATCATCATAACCCATAAACTCGATGCCGCCAATCTTGTCGTTGTCAGCAGGGCTGCTACTAGAAGCGTGGAATCTAAAAGTTTCACCGTTAGCACCAGCATTTGTATTCTTAAGTTCGAATACGAAATCGTCTTGAGCACTTTCTAGACGAGCATTATCAGCAGCACCCCAATAAAGTTTAAAGTCTTGAGAATTGCCAAATTCAATAGCTCCGCCATTCGCCAAATAAAGGTCAGACCAACCAAGAGAAGTAGTACCAAGAGCAGTTCCATCATTGGAACCCGGGGACAAGCTGTTCTCAGCCAATTCAACTTCTTTAGAGTTGTTAGCATAGAAGTTAATCTTGTTGGCGTCTTCAAAGTCGATTTTAGTCTGATCGTCTTCACCAATTTTAATATCAGTTGCAAGAAGAGAAGTGACATTTGTTTGAGCTGCAGCCAAAGTTACAGCACCGTTTGAAGCTAGAGTGACATCTCCAGAAACAGCAACAGAAGCAACATCAGTTCCATCACCAACTAAAATCTGACCAGAAGTCTTTGCGACTACTTCAGCAGATCCTGCGCCCGTACCAGCAAGAATAGAGCCACGAGTGATACTATCCAAAAGATTCAACTCAGCAGCAGTAGAAGTTACAAGTGTACCACCGAGCTTAAGTCCACCAGCAGCACCATCGTGAGTAGAGATATCAACAGTGATGTCTCCATTTGAACCTAATCCTTCCAAGGCAAGACCAGTAGTTGAAGTGCCATCAAACTCAGCAACTTTGAATTCCATCTTTCCCTGTTCAGCACCAGCAGATACGTCAGTGGCACTAACTGAAATAGCACCGTAAATATGTGCTCCACCACCATCGTCGTATCCCATAAATTCGATACCACCAATCTTATCATTGTCAGCAGGAGAGCTACTAGAAGCATGAAACCTAAAAGTTTCGCCATTAGCTCCAACATTTGTATTCTTAAGTTCGAATACGAAATCATCTTCAGCACTCTCCATTATCAAAGAGTCAGCAGCGCTCCAATAAATTTTTGAGTCTTGAGCATCCCCAAAATAAATGTTCGCACCATCTGCTAAGTAAAGATCTGCCCAATTCAAGTTAGCAGAACCTAGGGTACCACCATCATCAGAGTTAGGGACAACATTTCCGTCAACCTTAACATCGCCACCAGCAGGATCCAAAACAATATCCTGACCGGCTATTACTTTAAGATCGGTGTCAACATCAATATAATCACTTGCGCTATCAATTTGTACACGACCAAAAGTACTATTTCCAGTAGAAGTGATTGCGCCACAACCAATAGTACCAATTGTTGCGATATTCTTCGAGCCGTCTAAGACAACAGCTTTGTTCGCAGCAGCGGTACCGTTTGTGATACCGTCAAGTTTTTCAAGCTCAGCTTCAGTGAGAGCGGCAGAACCAATTGTAATACTGGTTTCGCACTCCAAAGTGCCTTCTTGCTTTAATGAACCAGAAGCAGTATATGCTCCTAATTGAAATTTATAAGCCATAAATATATTCCTCCAAAAAAATTATGACAAAGACCCTATAGGTCTCCGTTCATAAATAGTGTGGAAAAACACCAAAAGAGACTAATAGATAAAGAATTTGGATGTTCCATCGGAATATATATTGACAGCCGCATAGGGTGACTCTAGAACTATCGAGTTATTACCATCAATAGTTTGAGATCCACTTGCTCGAATTGTAATATTATTAACATTGCAATTCCCTCCTTCATCTTTTACGACAAAATGTTGACCCGATGTATAGTTGGATGCTGAGGGTAGTCGTATTTCCACGGCTGCTGATGCTGATATACCTATTATCTTTGAATTAACAGAAGCAGTCAATGTAGAAGCAACTGCTGTTCTAGAATACGAAGAAGCACCGGAGGAGATAACATCGTTTAACATATCTCCGATGTAAAGAAACCCCTCTATAAAATCCGGATTATTGCTGTGATCGCCGGTGCCGGGAGGGTCTTGTTGAAAAAATATGCCGTTAAAGTAATCCAAATACCAATCTCTGGTGTCCAATATAGGAATTCTAGTACCAGAATTTTTAGTTGTATTTCCACCGTAATAAGCTTTTGCCTCATATGCAGCAGCAAAAGAAGGTGGAACCATTTGGAGAGCACCAGAGACAACATTTATAACTTGATTATTGACAAAAGGAAAAGTCCCAGCCTTAGAGTTTGATGAATTTGATTCATAATCAGCCGGTAATTTTAATTGAAAACCATGCCGACCATCTGATGTATCGCTACCAGCTATAAACGTAACAGGAAATCTGATATATTCTACAAAACCGCTTATCGTATAGAGAGAAGCATCAGATGGAGTGGCTGTTATAGCGGATCCAAAAATAGTCTCAGATGTAGCTGTTATTCCGGAAGACAATGCTTCGTTTGATAAACCCTTGTCGTTTGAAGTGTGAGCCTTTCCAGCCAATTTTTTTATAGATATTAACCGCTCAGTTTTAGAATCATAGGCCATCTATCAACTCCAGCTTATACTGATTTGATTTATGTAACCAGTCCAAGTTGCTAATGCCTCTATCTTGATCATAATATATTCATTAGAGCCAATTGATTCAACACCAAATGTTGCCGTATTAGTGGCATTTAAACTAGAATCTAGCGATCCCTCCAAGCACCCGTCATTGTCAGACGTCTGATTGGTAGAGAACGATGTCGCTAAATCCATCCACCCTGTTTCAAAAGAATTTGTAGTGGTAGGTAATTTCAAAAACACATGTATATTGGAGGTCGATAGAGAAGCACCAGAGGATACAATTGTCCCAGAGCCATTAATTGTTATACTGAAGCCAGTCTTGGAGCCTCCAGAATTATTTTGAAAATACCTATAAAAGGTTCGAATACCAGAATTGATGCCACTATAGTTTAGATTACTACTTGGGCCGTTTTGTATAGAACCTCCATCTGCAGTGTTTCGAAAGTCACCACTTACTCCTCCTAATTTGGGAGCATATAATCTACTATCATAGAATAATAACCCATCAACCGTCAACAAGCTAGTTGTTGAATCCCATGTATTGGAAGAGCTAGTCACTGCCGCTTGAGTAGGATAACTGCCCGAAACTAGTCTAAAGTTTTCAGCACGAAAAGTCTCCGAAGTGACTGTTGATGTATTTGAAAGATTATACATCAAAATTCCGGGTATCCCTTGTGGAGAGCCGTTTGAAATATTTGATTTAATTGGAGCAGGAACATTTACACTAGCTGTGATGGCAGCATTTAACATTGGGTCTGTAGTTATAGTTGCAGAGCCTGTTAAATGTAAGGTTTTACTCTCGTCTTCGCCGCCTCCAGTATTAATACTAGGGAATGCTTGTGCTGGTATTGAACAGTTCGTACCAGTAAATGTAATGTTGGATGTAGAATAAATGTTTCTATAAGCGTTTTGAACTCTCACCCTATATTCAGCAGATCCGGATCTATGGTATTTTATACCAGACAGATTAGTGTTTCCTCCCATAACAAGAGTATCCATGGCCGAATTATCAGATGTCAAGGCATTAGCATCTGGGTCGTTAACCCACTCTATATAGTTTGTTGTAGTCGTGCTGGATCCGACAGTATGTGTTACTCTAGCATAATTCCATCCGTTCCTTTGACTACCACTGGCTATAGTATAACTTCCTGTTCTATGCTTAAACGTATTAAATTCTGATCCATCACTAAAATGGCCGGGAAAAGCAGCACTCAATGTAAACCCGGAACCTTCATTATTAACAGAACTTCCAGATGAAAAAGCACTTAAATCAACTGAGTGTATCTCTGTACTGTTGTTGTTTACAAAAAGCTTTAAAGTGCCCACATCACCGGAACCGAAAGAATTAGCTCCATAATTTGGGCTATCTGCGGTAACATCTTCATTCAAAGTACCAGCTACAACCGTGGTTCCATTTAAACAACCTATCCGTGTATCGTTACTGACTGTTGTGGAACTAAACGATTCGTTTATGTCGGCGTTTCCTAGATTATTGCTAGCACTCAAGGATGTTGGCAAAGCGTTTGTGTAGCCGCCAATAGATTGCGCTGATCCAAATGACAACTTAGCATTAACAGCAGAAGTGTCGCAATCTATATCATCTAGACTTGGAGAGGGCCCGGGTGCGACACCCTTCAAGACTTCGTTTATTTTATCAATCGCTATGCCAATTTTTGTATTGTGGTTAAAGTCTGTAAAAAGGCCATCACTATAACTCCCATCTTCCGCTGATCCAATAACGGGTGTAATGACAACTTCTCCACTGCCATTGTTAGTGACTGTACTGCCTGTAAATACTATAGTTGTCACGTTGGAAATGGCAGAACTTCCTGTTTGCTGCACAGAAATAGAACCACCTCCTATCCCAACAGAAGAGGTTAATATTACGATGTTATTGCTATCAAGCGCTAAATATGAAGAACTAGTAGCAGTACCACTAGATAAGCTAGGTAAATATAAATTGCTAGCAGTAAGAGCATTGCTAGCCGATAGATTACCTACTATCTCCAAAGTATCAGAGTTGGTATTATATATAAGATTGCTAGAGCCACTGATCTCTAGATGTCCAATCTTAAGTAATACAGAACCTGTGGGACCCAAAGCCCCAGTGATAGCACCACCAGCTACATATGCCCATCCGAACTCACCCATTCATCTCTCTTAAAAAGTACTACAAGCAGCATGAATAGTAAAAGTATCGTTGGCTCCATCTTGATAGAAAGCTACTCTGTCAATTCCAGCGATTTCCACAATAAAATGTTGCTCCGTTGTAGACCCTTGAATTTCTACTGGGACATAGGCACTATCAAACGTTCTGGCGTTTTTGTTACCACTTGAACTGGCTGGGTCACCCAAGGGAGCTTTTAAAGCAGCCCATTTTCCAACAGCATAGTTAAAGACATATAGGATAATACTATCTGTACTCCCAGTGCTGTCTATCCAAATATGCAAAAATCTTTGATTCTCTGTGCGATTGCCTACAGATGCGTCTGTGGTTGGCACGGAGGTTATGACTGTCACCGCTGTTCCATCAACCCCGGCGATATTTTTGGGCCTTCTTGTCCGACCCCAACTTGTATATGTATGTGTTGCCATTTTTTATTCTCCAAAACTAAACTAATTAGTTATTTATTTCTTTTTGCTTCTTCTTTCTTTCTTCTAGCGATTGCCTTTTGCCTAGCTCTTCTTTTTTTATCGGAGGGCTTCTTATACTGCTTTCTATCTTTTATTTCTTCGATAATACCAAGTTTTTTTGTTTTCTTAATAAATCTCTTTATCATTCTATCTTGTGTCTCGTTTCTACGAGGTTTTATTTCAAAATTCTTTGCCATTTATTTTCCCGAGAGTTTTTTCCAAATTTGTGAAGATTCTGGTGAGAATATACTAGAGATATCAACTCCCGGATCATTTGGATTAACATCTGATAGGGCGCCCCTGCCCCTTGTGCCTTGTGATGGAGCGGGAGCGGGAGTTGTCCCTTCAAACAAATCAACACCATTATAGGCATCTCGACCGATGGCATCCAGCATTTTTTTTCTTTTTGCCTTTGATTTTTCTTGTCTTGCTAGTAATCTTTTTTCATTGTTTTCTACATTTTTTACTTCAACTATTGGCTGTGAAGAAGAAGTTCCTCTTACGACTTCTGTTATAATAGTTGAGAGGGTGCCTTCTTCAAAAATTACTTCCTTGATACACTCTTTTATAAGTGGTTTTAAAATTTTTTTTAATTCGTTCTTTTTCATTAGTCTTCCAAAATCTTTTTAAATAAATCATCAACAATGTTCTTTTTTGCTTCGTTGATTTTATTTTCATACATACCCTTCTTCTTGTCTGGATAAATATAAGCATTTGGCGTCGATGGCTCAGAGACTATATCAAAGCAAATTAATTCAAAATCTTCTTGTACCACGGTATTGCCTAGACTTTCCCTTACGGATCCTAATCCTCTAGAAGAGATACCCAGTTTAATCCCAGAGTTAATTAAATCTTTTAAAATTCTACCAGAAGGTGTATTTAGTACTTTGATTTTACCCATAACATCTTTGCCTTCCCACCATACATCTGTAACAACATGCGAGACATTTCTTAGGTTTATAACAGAATCATCCGGATGATCAAGCTCTCCAAGAGCCCTGTTGTCTTCAATTACTTTTTTGTAGTTGTCCATTTCACGTTTTAATACTTTATAGGGGTATTGCCTTCCATTTCCATTTTTTATATCAGCAGCTTGAAGCCGACCAGACAAATATACACTGCCATTAGATACCTCTCTTTTTTCTCTTTCGGTTAAAAGATCTTGACACACCCCATCCTTACAAAGCTCATAAAATTCTGTTAATAATTTTTTCTTCATTATGATCCTACGCTTAAATAATCTGTAACGTACTTGATAATATCAACATCTGAAATTCCACTATTTCTAAGAGAAGATAACACCCCTTCAAGCTCTACGTATATTTGTTCATTGGCATAGTCATCCGGTATTTCGTCTTCATAGTCAATCTCTATAAGCTTTTGTTTGTTAATCTGCTCTTTGATTAGTTTTTTCAAAGTTTTTAAATTTAAATTCATTTTTTAATTCTCCAAAATAATGCGGTCTCTCTCCGCTTGCGTCAAGATCCCGAGCAACAGCGACGAACAGGTTGCAACATCCATTTTTTAGTCATCATTTTTATCTCCATTTCTAAATCCATAATCATCGACAAGCATTGACAACAAGTAACTAGTTCCCGCAGAAATACATCCACACAAAAAAGCATTAGCTAGATTATGTTCAAATGTAAATAGTTCTGTGAAACCATTTATTAGCCACAAGAATATCCCCACCCAAAAACCCATACATAAAGGACAATGAAAAAACGTATTCCATTTTTTTGTATAATCCTTTTGTGGTCTTATATCTTCAAATATTTTCCCGTGTACAAGAATAAAAGTCATACCATAGGCAGCAAAAATAAAATACAGTAAATCCACATAAACCTCTAATACGTATATCTTCCGTACAAATACGGAGCAAACAAGTTTCTTTGCATCAAAGACCCTTTTCTCTCCTCGTGAGGAATTTCTCCGAGTTCCGTTGTTTCTTCATCATTCGGATCCAATAGATGATCATCCATCATATCATCATATGTTTCGGTAGATTTAATATAGGGTTCTTCTTCTTTCATCCAATCTCCTAAAGCTTTCAATGCTTCAAATAAATTATGCTTCTCTGTTTTTGTTCCATCAAGTAATCTACCTTCTAGAGATCCATATACGTTTCCACCTTGAATAGAATCATAGGCAACCACCCCTCTCTTTTTTAAAAAATTAAACATTCTGGTTTCTGCTCCATATACACTCTCTGTCATTAGATCTTTTGCAAAAGCAACAATCTTACTTTGTTCTTTGAGTATTATAATATCAATATCACTATGTCCAAATATCATGTAATCACCATTGATAGCTTCCCTAAGAACCAAAGAAGTTTGTAATTCAACCATGTTAGAGGGTTTAATAGTAACCTTGACAGTTGGCTTGATATCAACCTCTACCTTGTCATTTATTTTAACCTTAACTGTCATTTTTTAATACCTCAACCAAATCTTGAATATAAAACAAAGTTCGAACCATGGATTCGTCTATAGGCTTTTGTTTAAATTTATCTAGCTTCGACAAAACATTCTTGCTTTTATCAATATTAACGTTTGTATTGTTTTCGATAATTAACGTTAAATCATTCTTTAGGCGCCCTATTTCTTCATTCATAAATGTTTTGAGTCCCAAACCATTATCAGAAAATGAAACAATGTAATTTGTTAACAAAGATTTTTGCTCTTTTCTTAATGTTTTTTCATAGGTTTTATTAAATTTGTTAATAAAGGTTCGATAAGTCAAAGAATCTATGTGTTGCATGTTTTCCACTAATTTCTCTTTGGGGGTTAAAATTTCAATAACTTTTGCTTCTATTAAGAGTCTTGATTTGGCCCCTAAACCATCAGAATTTAACCATTGTCCAACTGTGGCAATATTTTTGTAATTTGGTATAAAATTACGAAATACCAAATTTGATAGGTTTTTATTAATTTTTTCAATCAATTTACTTTGTTGATTGAAAACTTTTTTTCTATCTAAATCTAAGTAATCTTTCTTAGTTTCATGAATAAAACGATTTGAGAATTCTCTTGTCATTTTATGTTCATTGTTTAATATGGAATTATAGATCTCTAAATCCTTCCTTAAAGTTGATTTTTTTGAAAAACTTTCTTTAAGTATTTTCAAAATAATATCTTTCTTATCTTGATCTTTCTTAAGAATTGCTTTCGTCAATTCTTTAATTAAAGATTCATAAAGAAAAGCGGTATTTCTTTTCTTATTGTGCTTCATCTTCTGTCACCTTTGATTTTAATAAATTTTCTATAAGCAAGTCAACATGCTTGCTGGTATTAAATAGTTTTTCTTCTTCGATATCGTTTTGGGTTTTGGATTCTGTTATTCCTCTGGCAATTCCATCAAGGCCACCAAACCCAGATTTCCCGGGGAAAGAGGATCTATAGGTATTGCCATATTCACCAGTTGCTTGATTTTTAATATTCTTTTTTCTGCCGCCTTTTGAATAAGATGCTTGGTGGCTTTTATAGGGCCCTCTTTTGTATTTCGGCTCATCATCTCTTTTGGCTGGTGGTTCTGCTAAAATAACATCATCGTCTTTTTTATCTTCGTCCCCACCTAGATCTCCTAAGTCACCTAGATCTCCACCTTTGTCCCCACCTAGGTCACCTAAATCACCTTCGCCGCCTAGATCACCAAGTCCACCAAGTCCACCCGCACCGGCTTCACCAGATTCAGCTACTGCTTCTAGAGAGTTCATGAACTTTTTATCATAAAACATTTCTCTCTGCATTCGCAAGAACTCTTCTTCAGAGAGTCCAAACATATTCTCGGCTACCCATCTTCTAGAAAAATACCCCTCTGTTGCATTAGCGGCGACAGAGAATTTTTTATCCCAATGTTCAAGTTCTTGTAGTTCTGCTATTTTAGAGGGATTATTTAATTTAAGTTTAAAAGATAAAAGATCGTCACTTCTAAATCCTAAAGTAAAAAGATGAATAATCCCTATTTTTTCAAGCTCTGCGATCACTACCCTCTGAAGCCTCTGGATTGTTCTGGCAAAACGAATATCTTTTTGCGCTAGCGTTGTTTTGTCTTCTGTTGCCCCTTCTCCCATAGTTAAATAGGATTGGGGAATTTTAAGAGCGGAGAACAGCTTATCCCTAAGATACTTGACATCATCAACCGTACCAGTAAATTGGCCCCCTTGAAGGTTAACAATATCGGTATTTGAAGTCCCTCTAATGGGAATATAGTAATCCTCTTCAATCGATAGAGGGTTATATCTCAAATCCAACCTTCCTGTTTTGGGGTCTACAACTTGATGACGCTTCATTTGTGTCATGACTTTTTGCATGTATTGCTCGACATCTTGTGGAGGAATGTTCCCAACGTCTATCTTAAATACTCTTCTTTCGGGGGAACGAACAATACGATATGCCATCATAGCATCTTCTAACAGAGTAAGCTGCCTCCAAATTCTCCTAGCGGGTTCTAAAACAGAAGTACCATAGGGGGCATGTTTATCGTTTCCTAATACTCTAAAATGAGCCAATTGCCAGTTTTCCAGCGTCATACCAGCAGAATTCCACTGGTATTGGACATAGTTTGGATTAGTCTCATCTTCTCCTTCTAATCTTTCAATTTCTTGGGGTGGCAATCCTATACACGCTTTTACACCAAATTTTTCTTCAATATCTAGATATAAAAACAAATCTCCGTACTTACACATGGTACGGCACCAGCCAAAAAGATTATGTTCTATATTCATAATATTATGAAATAAATTATCCAAGATTGACTTTATTTCTTCATTGGGACAAACAATCTTAAGCATTGATTGTAAGGAAGAATGCGTTGTCATCTCATCAGCATATATATCCAGTGAAGATGCGATTTCTGGTGTGTATTCCATTTGATCAAAATCAACATATCTCTCGCTACGATTTCTATTTGATATCATATTAGCGGTCAATACATTCATTGGGTTATATTCTGCTTTTTTAAATTGCTTACCAGAAGCAGAAGTAAAGCGACTAGCGTACATATCCAAATGTCTTCGTCTTAATTGTCTACCAGTTTGAGTTCTTCTCTGGGTTATTGGACCAGAGAACAATCTGGTCAATGATTTGAACAAACTATTTTCTGAATTATAGGGATTTTTCCCTAGATTTTTTCTTCTTTTAGCCACTTAATTTTATCCTTTGAATATCCAAGCAAATTTTTTTGTTTTCGAAAGCTCTTCTTCATATTTAGTTTCGAAATTGTCTTTATAACCTTCTTGACCCTTGATGGTGGTATTGAATTTATTACTTTTTAAAAACATACCATCCAGCATGGCCTTTTTGTATTGTGTATCTCTTTGTGAAACTGTTAGCGCTGTATCCTTGACCCAACATACAATTGCTAAAGACATTATCAAGTCATCATGATAAGATCTCATGGCTTGGGGTTTGCCGTTATTCCATATGAAAGTTCTGAATTCATTGAAGGATCTTGAAGAATAAATCTTAATAGTTTTGTTTCTTATGAACTCTTCTAGTTTAGCCACAATAAGAGGTCTGGTTTTAATAGAGGTTGTAAATCCGGGTACAGCATTACTCATGTGTTCCCCTTGAACTTGATTTACAAATTCATGAGTTCCTTTGACTGAAAAGTATATATTTTGATAACCTAAAGTAATTAGTTTTTCTAGAACTGAAATGCCTATACCATTATTTTCGACTACCAATAAACAATTTCCATACTCTGTAGCTGCTGAATATAGCATTTGCGAATACATATCTAGATTTGGTTTCCCTTGATATTCTGCTATGATCTCCATTGTTTCCAATTTTAAAACATGAAATACTGAATTATCTGCTCCGTCACCTCTAGCTACATCAGCCACTAGCACATACGTATTGCCTTCTTGATACTTCTCCCAAATCCAGAAATTTCTATCATATCCTGTTCTATATTGTGGTTCTTTTATCTGTTCATTTAGCCAACTAATATCATCAGCATGTATCACAGTATCACCAGAAGTATTAAAATTACATTCCAATTCTTGAGCAATTTGCCTTCGAGACATATTCTTTGTTTCTTTCGCGAACCACTCTCGGTCTCTTTCTGGGTGGACATCCCATGGCAACATTATTGGCTTAAAGTCATTTGTGCCATCATCAGCGTCAACGTAAGTTTTATGAAACCAATTACCAACACCATTTGGTGTCGAAAGAGCAATACATCGCCCACCAGTCGATAGTGTAGGATACAAACCAGTCCACAATTCTCCGAGGCCATCAATATGAGCAGCCTCATCTATTACAAGAAGAGAAAGAGCTTCAGAACGACCAGCATCTCCAGAAGTGGAAGCAGCTTTAATTTGCGATCCATTTGACAACTCAAATGATGTTCTATTATCTACTTTAATCTTTGCTACCCTCATCCATTCTGGTAGATAATTCATGATGTTTTTGACTTTCTTTACAAGATTGGCAGCAGTTGCAAACTTTGTTGCTATGACAAGAACATTCTTATCTCTATGAAATAGCATTAGCCACACACAATAAGCAGCAGAAATTGTTGAAATCCCAAGCTGACGTGCTTTTAGAATTATTGTAAATCGAAAATCATTAAAATCATTAATCAAATCATCTTGATAAGGATAAGTCTGAAAAGGTATTAAGCCCTTGAGAGGATGCGAAATTCTACAATAATTGTTAATAAAATATTTAGGATCTTTGCCCGATTTGACAATCTCTTTTACGATCTCTTTTTTTGATAATTTGAATCCCATATCATTTTATTATTTCTTTTTATTGTCGTTCTTTTTGATATAAACGTTTTTAGGTTTTTTATTTGAAAATTGTTCTAGAAATTTTCTTGTAATTTTTCTATTATCTTCAATGGCTGGGTCCAAACGAGGCTCCTCTGTTAAACCTGAAATTTTGTAGTGCTGATATGCTTGTACAAAAGATCGAACATTGGAAGTAGATTGTACTAATATTTTAACCTCACCATCGGAATTCATTGAGATCGATTTTCCGGTTACAGATTTATATTCCTTTTGAAGAAACTTTTTGATTTCATTTAGCATTTTCTCAATGTCTCTTTCGAAAGTACCAGAATAAACTTCTTTTAGTCTAATATCTGATTGGTATTTTATACATATCTTGTTGCCGTAGAATTTAACAGAAAAGCCATCATTTACACGACTATCCATTATTGGGCAACCTTCTTCTCTTTTCAATCCAACTTTGCGAATTTGACCATCTAAAGAGAATCTTTCATCGTGTGCCCCATCGTAGGCGTTTGCTGCTGCTTGTGCTAATCCTTGAATAATTTCTAAAGTATTTGAACTCATTTATTTGGTCTCCATCCATTGTTCCATCGTTCTTCTCTATGTTCAACCCATTGAATATAGCACTTAAAACAACAATCAAACTTTACCATATATACATCATCAATTGTTTTAAAAGAATACGTCTTGCAAACAGGACAAGAACGATTGGAACTCTTTGTAATTAGTTTCTTTGGGATAAAAACTCCATCAACTTCTTGTTTGTCATAATCTTCTTCTTTGCTTTCATGAAAATGTATTTCTTTTAATTGTTCAAGATATTTTTTTTCTTTCTCGTCATCCCATTCTTTCTTAGGGTGTTGTACGGTTTCTGCTCCATATTTTTCTGCTATTGCTTTTTCAACTTTTATTGCATAATTTGGATCTTTATTTTTCATTTTTCCTCCTATTCAGCCCAGTCTTTACATGCTTGACCTTGTGGTGTATTTGCCTTGGCCTTGCTACAATTATGACGAGCCTTAAAAGATTTTTTTCTCTTAGTGTTACCGGATTTTCCTGTTACGCGGACGCCTTTTTGACCCCAATGAATTCTTTTATATCCACCGCTGTCGCTTTTAACACATTTCATCCATTTTTTACCTTTCCTTGTTGAGCTAGCTTTCTTGGTAACCTTGGTACATTTAGAATTTTTCTTTTCCTGTAGTTCGGCTTCTGCTAGCTCGTTGTTCATTTCTTCGATAACTTCTTCAATAATTCTATTTAAAGATTCTTTTTTTGGATCAGTGTTGACGTTTTTTGCCTTACCTTTTCTATTAGGATTTGGATCTTTTTTTCTTTTTCTTCTAGCAGCACTGTCTCTCTCTTTTTTAGACATTGAAGCTGCTTTTTCCGGGGAAGCACATTTAGGTTTTGTTTTTTGTCCGGGCTGCTTAGCACAAGGCTTTCCGTCGTACTTACCACCAATCTGCTCCCATCCACTTTGTCCATCGCCATCAGCATCATCAAACCAAGCTTTAAGGCCCTCTTCCTTCAGAACTCCGTAAGTCTTACAAGGGTCTTGGCCGCACCCGCAATTTTTTTTCCGTTCTTTGACAATATCGATCTCTTTATTATCATCTAAAATATAATCTTCATCTTTGTGTTTGCCGACATCGGGCATAGCATCCAAAGTTTTTTTAATTTCTTCTTCCATTTCTTTGCCAATTGCTTTTAAAAACGGATCCATACCCGAAGCTCCTCCTTCGTCTTTAAGAATTTTTCGTAATTCTTTAGGATCAACATGAGTATATCCTTTCTTTGCTAATCTTTCGTGATCCTCGATTTTTTTTGTCATCTCGGATTTGTCGCTCTTTGGATCATACATCATATGAGGCTTAAACGTATCTTCTGATTCATTCAGTGATTCGTTTTTCTTTGACTTGTTACCCCAGTTTTTTGCTCCAACCTTTCGACACTTAACTAAGGCACCAGAAGCATAGGCGGATGGCCACACTTTATAGCGCCTCTTTACCTTTCGATAACATGCGTCCTTTTTCTTCTTCTTTTTTTTCTTTTTCTTTTTTTTCTTTCTCTTTTCATCTAAAACTGATTCAAGTTCTTCTTTAATTATTTGTTTGATTTGTTCTGTTGATAAATTCATTGTGTCATCCCCGGTCTTACTGCGTACATTATCGCTATGGCTGTTGTTGCTCCTAGGATAAATCCACCTGCAATAAATAGTGAATTGTCTCTAGGTTTCATTTTTTCTATCTGTTGATCTCTGATCTTTAATATCTCATTTAGTTTTGTAGTTTCTGCTTTGTATTTCGTTTCCAAAAGATTATATTTATATTTCTCTTCAATCAATACTTTATTGACTTCAAATTCAACTCGAAAGTCACAAGACATTTTATTTGTCTGATCTTGTACAATTAGCTCTGTAAGCGCTTCATCATTAAGGAGACGACCTTTCCACGGAGCACACTCACCAGCTTCAAGCTCTGTGAATTTTGGTTCTGCTAATAATAGAGAAGAGAGAATTATAATCATTCTTTATCAATGCCCTTATCTTTTAAGAACTCATCAATACTATTGGGATTTGATTGTATTTCTTCTCTTAGTCTTTTGGCTCTAACTTTTTTAAGATGTTGCATTTTCTTTTCGAAGGAATATACATTTTTTTGATGGGCCTCATCACGGGCCTCTACATGGGCCAACGTCTCTTCAAGTTGTTCTTTTGTTGTGTTCTCAATAATTTCTCTCTCTTTATCGAAATTTTTTTTAGCGTCTGTTGCTTTAATTTGCCATTCCCGAGATTTTGAATAGCCAATTAAAAGAGCAAAAAGAGAGGCTAATGAAAACACCAACCATCTCCAATGAGCAAGACACCAAGACTTAGTCTTTTCCCACCAAGACATGATCTATCCTTTCCAAACTTTTGCTATATCGATCACAGATTGTCCACCAATATACATAGCTGCAATCATTGCCCATGTATCTGGATCTAGGGTTGACCAGATCATTAAACTTGTAGCAGCAATAAATACCAACAACTTGCGACTTACAACTTTCTCTTGTACTTGATCTAGAACACCTGCTTTGGGCTTATCGCAACAATCACAATCTTTACAATCACAATTTTCGCCACACTCGTTACAACATTCGTGTTTTTCATTTTCCATTTATTATCTCCTCTTAATAATTATTTTTTTAAATTTTTTATTGTTTTTGGGGGCTTTATTTTCTCTTAAGACTTTTATTTTAATTTTATTTTTGCTTTTGTTTTCGTCTATGGAAAGTATATCTCCTTCGCCCCAACTGAAATTACCTGTTTTCGATGAAGGGTTTAGTATTTTTGTTTGATACCACTTTATGGATTCATCTGTGGTCATATCTAAGAGTTTGATTAATTCGTCAACTTTTGCTTTTTTACCTATTTCGTTATAAAACATATTGATAATTTTTTTCTCCCCTTGGCTCTTGTGTATGTCTACTATTTCATCTTTAAAGGCAACGTCGTCATATATCTTTTTAGCTGCTTTTTTTCTCAACCTCACCTTATCATCGCTCTCAAAATCAAGAGAAGTGGAGGTTCTTTGAGATTGTGTCGCATATCCTTTGCCAATTTTTTTCCATTTTTCGTCATCGGGGTCATAGTAATCTGTGGTAGACTTAGACCAGTGGGCTGTCCTGTATCTTTGGACAGTTTCTATTTTGTCTACCTCTAAAACAAAATCTTTTGTTTTTTCATAAATTTTATAAAACATTCTCAAAGATGGTATCAAAACCATCGCCAATTTTTCACAATCGTCATCGGCTGTATGTGTTTGCTTTGGTTGTTCTTTAATAAAAGCCTTCATGAGTGTGGATAGTTTTCCCTTTGGTTTCCCACCCATGGTTAAATTTACTAGAATCTCTTCGACATCGCGTATGGTATACCTCAGAGTTTCTTTGCTTGTAGAAACCAAACTCTGGAATTTTTCAATTTGCTCCGGATATATTGTATAGGATTTTATTTGTTGTTTGAGGTACGTGTGGGCTTTTTTTATTTTTATATATTCCTCTAAAGCGTCCTCTCCCTTATCAGCCTTAAGTGCTATCTTTTGTTGTTTGTTGAGAGCTTTTTTTTGGCGATAACCATTGTCGGTAAGCCATGTATGAAATCGTTCTGTGGCTTTTTTGGAGGCTGCTTTGAGTTTTTCCATTTGATTAGAAATTCTTTCTTTCTGATCATCAAACATTTTCTTTCGGACGGGCGTCATTTTGCCACCACCAAGGCTGTAAAAATATACCAGATTTTTAAAGTATTTTATCATTGTTTGAAATAAAAATCTGGTATCATATACTCTGGAATTTTGAAATGTATGAACATTCGTAATTCCCAATGCTTTACACCTATTTAAGACAAAAGGATTGTCAAAAGAATTTATATTTTGACCTACTAAGATATAGTCTCCGTCGGTTGGAATGTCATCTTCTGCCGCATGACCAAGACTATCGAAATAATTCATCATTCCTTGCAAGGCATCTTTCTCGCTGTTTATATCTTGTGCTGGATAATATTCTTCTGTTTTATATTTTTCCAAAGGAAAAGAGTCATAGTTTGTAAATATCTTGTTTTCATCTACGGTAATCCCAGTCGTAGCCTTGTATCTATCTATAAATTTTGATGGGGTGTCATTATTTTTTTCTTTAAAATGATCACCAAGGTTCGCTTGTACACCAGAATCATCAAATATATTTTTAAAGAAATATAACAAATCTTCCCTCGACGGATCCAGATTATCCAAAATTTCTTCTATTCTTTGAAGACCACCATCGTCAAGCATGCCTTTGGCATATTCCAAAATCTTTTTAACCATTTCATCATTTCTCGTCTTTTTTCTCAAGGTACCGTCTTTTTTATTTTTAATTGTGTAATTTATAAAGATATGAAAAAAAAGAGCCTGTATTGTCGCAACATCATCAGAATTGCTAGGATTATAGTTAAATTGATTGTCCCGATTTATAAACTTCTTAAATTGTAAATATTCTCCTTTGGCTGTTTGTGCTAAAATTAAAGCTCTTTTCTTCTTAATTGTGACTGTTTTTTGTATTTGTTCTTTTGTGATCTCACACTTAGCTACATAGCCATCCTTCGGTTTCTCTGGGTCGAGGGTGTCCATGTTGCCACCAAGGGAATATCTTAAACATGCTATTTGATGTATACTATCGCTAGGATCAAAATTTTCTTCCCCTTCACTTCCCCTATCAGATCTTCTCAGACCAGTAGTCTCAAGATCGTAAAATACCAAATCTTTATTGAAAATCGATTCGATTTGTTGGGCGGTTGTCTGTAGTTGATTATTTGATGACAACCCAGTGTCATCAAATAACTTACTCACAGTTAAATCACCTGTGGGGCTCAATCCATATCTTTCTTTAAGAGATCGTTTAATTTTTATCTTCAATTGTCATATCCTCACTTTTGCATAACCATTTTCTTTTTCAATATCAATGGTCATATCAACAACATCTTTTAAGTGATCAAGGTGAGAAATAAGCAAGACAGTCTTAAATTGATTCTTTATCATCCCAAGTAGTCTAACAAAACCTTCCATATGTTCTTGATCCAAAGCGGTTGCTGGTTCGTCTAGTATAAATAGTTCGGATTTCGGAAGATTTGTTATAGCTATCATAGCAAGCCTTATTGCCATGGAAGCAATCGTCTTCTCGGCACCAGAACCCATCGACAAAGGGCGCTTTTCATAGTTTGGATGCTTTATGTAAATTTCAAGTTTTTTATCATCGTTCTCGAAGAAAACCTCAAAATCAACAATGTTTGCTAGCACCTTTGCCACTTCCCCATTGATAATCGGAAGTTTTTGTTGAATAATTTCATATGAAATTCCATTTGGATGCATACAATTTATATAAGTATCATAAGCAATCCATTCCTCTTGAAGCTCTTTAAATTCACTTCTTTCTTCATGAAGACTTCTTATCGCTTGCTTGACGGTTGCTTCCTCTATTAGAAACTCTTTTGTAAGATTATTACATTTCTTAAGAGATTGATTTGTCTGTTTTACCTTTTTTTGTAAAGCAATCTTGTCTTTATGAAGTTGTCCTTTGTTTTCGATCGCTTCTTTGTTATCTTCATATTCTTTTTCTTTCAACTCTAAGCTTGTTATTTCATTTATATAAAGATCAACCTTAGCTTTGTTTTGTGACATTATTAATTTGTTTTTCTCAATAACTCGCAAATTATGAGAATTTTTCTCTTTCAATTCTTTTAAAGCTACAAGCTCTACTTTGATACTATTGATGTCATATTTCTCTAAACTATCGTCAATTATTGAGGCTTCATTTTCAAAATTACATAGAGTTCGAATAGCATCCGGTAATTTTTTCTGTGCCTTGTAAGCTTCTTTGACAAATTGATTGTCAATACAATATTGACAGTTGGGATCATATTCATGATTTTCAAGCAACTTAACTCTTTTTTCTAAATTTGTAACAATTGTTTTTTGACTTTTTATTTTATTTGCGATTAACTTCTTTTCTTCATTTAAACTCGTGGCATCATCCATGCGACAAATTAACTCAGCATGTCTATCCGCTGAGTAGGTTTTATCGAATTCTTTGTTAAAGTCTTCATATTGCTTAATTTCTCCTAGAAGAGATAAATTGTTGGCTAATAGCTTTTGCTTATGTCTCTTTTTTACATGAATTTGCCTTACAACATCATCTATATCAATAATCTCCGCAGGAATTGAAGAGATTAACTGATTAATCTCATTAAGTTCTTTGTCAAATCTCAAGAGAGATTTTTCATATACTTTACATTTGTCCATCTGCTCATCGATATCTCTTTGAATATCTTCCAAAGTATCGTTTTTCTTTTTAATTCTTTGTTCAAATTTTTTGCTTTCCATCCTTTTAATGATAGCTCTTGTGTCGGCGCCATCTTTTTTTGCCATCTTATGTTTTTGTTCAAATATATTTAAATCTAAAAACTTAGCAACAATTTCTTTTCTCTTGGTTGAGCCCTCCTTTATAAAGGACATTGAATCTAATTGAGAAGCCATAGAGGTTAAAAAGAAATCATCAATGTTTCCAAATTTCTTCCGAATATTGGCATCGCTTTGATTTCTAGTCGTGCCATTTAAAGACTCAACAACGCCACCAGTTGTTTTAGAAAAATCCAAATCAACCTTTGCTTCGACTGTTGTTCTTCCTTTGAGGTTTTTTGTATATTTATTTAGATTTCTAGAGATCCTATATTCATCATGACCAGCTTGTAGTTTTATTTTACATTTGGCGTATTCTTTGTTTTGGTTGATGACGTGTACATTTCTTCTCTCTCCCTTAGAAGTCGTATTAAAAATGCTATATAACACACTGTCGATAATAGAAGACTTTCCGGAATAGTTTTTACCAAAGATTCCGACAAGTCCGGATAGCTTTTCAAAATTAACTTTATTTTTTTCGCCGTAGTTGAAGAGGTTATCCCACTCAATTTCTTTAATTTTCCATACAACATTTCTAGATACCTCCTCGTTTTCTTCAATTTGTTTATTATACTTCTTGTTTAGCTCTAAGATCTTATCCATAACTTCATCTTTAAGATTTAAATCTTCACAGTAAGCTCGAATATATTTTTCCTGCACAGCGATGTCCCTCAGATTTTCAGACTGTACGGCTTTTCCGATTAGCGAATTCGATGAAGCATTATTGGTGCCATCATTCAAAAACGATACCGAAGTGGGGGCCCATCGAGCATTAGCTAGATCACATGCCATTTTCAACTTAATCGGAGAAATATTGGCATTAGATTTTATACGTAGGCGACACCCCTTTGGAACGATTACCTTTGGAAAAGTTCCATCATTGTTAAGATTAATGGTTATAAAAGGGCATGGATTGACAACATTTATATGTTGTGTTGTGAAAGTAGCTTTGCTTTCAATATTCCACATTAAAAATCCTTTATTAATGGATTCTCCAAAGTTCTGCTGAATAGTAGAACCAGCATATCTAACACGGCCTTTTTTATCCATTGCCTGTGCTTTATGAATATCACCCAACATTGCATAATCAAAATCTTTGAAAATATTAACAGAGTCTTCTGCTTCATCCATAATCCAACCTTGAGAAGTTTGACAACCATGAATAGATCCATGGTATAAAGCAATGTTGATCTTGCTCGAATCTGTTGGTTTAATCCAGTTTTCTCTATCAAATACAGATAAAACATTTAAAACCAGCCCTTCAAGGGGTTCAGTTTCTCCGGAATTCTTTAAAAGATGAAGATTTTTATGATCTAGCGCCTCTATAATTGGAGATATGGCATCCTGTCTGGTGTCATTTTTAAGATTACCATCGTGATTTCCTAAGATGATATAAGTTGGTGCTATATCTCCTAGATTATATAGAAAACTAGAGCACATTTGAAAAAACTCTGGTGATAATTGAGTTTTGGTATGTGCGATATCTCCTGTGTGTATAATAATATCCGGCTTCATTCTTTTTAATTTTTTATACATATCTTTAAAAGCCATATTATATTCATAATGATATTTTAAATTTCTGATATGTGTGTCTGATATGTGTGCTATTTTGAACATTTTTCCTCCGATTCTAAAATTTCCACTAAATATTCCAAATACCAAATTGCTTTTTTGATATCTTCTGTTGGATTGTTTTTATGTTTGTATCTTGCAATATATTTTATGGCGTTGCCAATACAAAAATCTTTCGCCATTCCTAGATCTTTTATAAAATCTATAACCTCTATTTTTCCTTTGTTATAGTGTTCGGGATGGTTAACCATTTCCTTTTTCATTATACCTCTCTTGTCTTAAAACGACCAGTATACATCGTGATTTTACCTTTAAATCCTAGTCGTTTCATTTCATCTTTCCAGACTTTTGGATGATGATGATAGAAATCGTCTCCATGATTTTCAAAGACATAATGATGGGCCATTTCATGTAGTAATATATTTGTTCTTTGATGTGTTGTCATATCTTTGTCTAAATATATCTCTTGTTCTACATGCGGAAAACTCGAAGAAGGGTGAGAATATTCACCCCATGAATCCTCCAAAGCCATAACCGTGACGGGTATCTTTTTAAGACTCCCATTCCAATATTTTTTATTTAAGTCATCAAATTTTTGATCCCAATAATCTTGTTTCATTCTTTTCCTCCGTTGTATATTTATATTGTATCACGGCCTTAGTGTTCTGTCAAGTAAAATTTTCTAATTATTTTAGGATAGGAGGAACACATGTGGAATTTTTCATATTTTTAATTTTTTTGATTATTGGATGGATGGGAGTTGAAGTTGCTTTAGGGTTCAATGATATGGTCTCTAGAAACGGAGCCGATGATCATTGGATTCCGGGTCTCGCTGGGATTGCGGTTTTGACTATATTATTGTTAGTAATTTTATTATAAATTTTTCAATTTATTAATAATAAGCATTTCATTTATATCTGGTTCGTGAGCTACAAGTTTTCTATTTTTAAATTCTTTTGGGCTCATAGATCCTACATCTTCACAATTAGAAGTATCAACAATTTTGACATCGATGTCATACCTGCTAAAAAGCTTTATAATGTGATCTCTTTTTTTATTGGCATCATTATCTAACGCTAAAAAGACTGGTGAATCATTTATGGCAATTGCTTGAAATAATTTAGAATCCTCTCTCAAGGTCGAACCTAGTATGGGCACCGCGTTATCACCAGCAACTATGGCATCAAACACTCCTTCAACTAAAATTATGGGCTCAGTCCAATCAATATAAAGTTCGTTGAATATAATATCTTTGCCAACAGGAGGATTTAAATATTTCATTTTGTGCCCAACATAGGAGCGAGAAATAAAATAATTACAATCTCCTTTATTATTAAAAGAAGGTATTATAATTCTCCCACCATATCTTCCCTCTGGGCAATATCCAATTTTCCAAAGAACTATATCTTGCTTGGTGAGTCCTCTATTGTATAAATAAGACAAAGGAGATTGCGAAGATCTAGGTAGGTATTTATTACAAAGAGAAATAAATTCTGGTGGTAGATCCGTTGTTTGTGCTTCCTCAATATCATTCATCTCCATAAACATTTGATCAAACTCAGACAAATCCAGACGCCCATCAAGCTCAAGCCACTTTTGTTTCTGTTGATAAGTTCCGAATTTTCTTATTATGCGATAAATGTTTTTTCCTCTCTTATCACAAACCCAACATTTCCACGCATTTAATCCAAAATTAATAGACATTTTTTTCTTATGATGTTCGCAATAAGGGCAATAAAAAAGAAATTCACCCGACGATCTTTTATAATCACCTAGAATTTCTGTTACAATTTTTAATTTTTCTTCCATTATTATTCTCCTGTTTTATTAATATATCATGAATAATAATAGTTGTCAAATTTTTTTTATTTAGAATCAGTTGCTAATAATCTCATCCCAGCAAGCGCCACAACGACAGAGTCTGCTTTATCATCAGTGCCGGGTTTTGGGTTTCCGTGCCTTGTATAGTATACTGTGAATTTTGAATATTTTGCTTGAATATATTGAATTACCCTTGTTTTAGTACATGTACCTCTTTTGACTGTAATTCCTGCTAATTTTCTAGCTTTATTGGCAGGAATCAAGACAGGCTCTATATCAAATGCTTTTCTGATCATGTAGGAGCACATGCCATTAAATCTTTGAAGTTTGGCCATGGTATTTGCGGTTGTCTTCCCACCAGCAAACATCATAAATGGTTCTTCTATAAAGACATGTTCATAGTTGTAATTAATTTTTTTTATATATTCTTCCAATTCAATACATCTGGAAGATAATGATGTTTTGTTGTTTAATTTTATTGCATCACAAAATAACAACTCTTCTTCCTTATTTAAAATCGAAATTCCAATTCGACTTGTACTTATATCTAAACCTAATATCATAATATATTATAACCTATTTTTTATTACTTGTCAAGTATTTTTTTTAAATATCTAATTTTAATTTAAAAGTATATTGCTTTTCTTCTGTTTTTCGAACAGGAGTAGCTACTTTAGCAATCCCGATTAGTTTTTTATTTTCATCAAAGATGCCAATTTTTGATATGTAAGTAACTTTCTTGAATGCTGGTGTTTCATCAGCAAAGTCTGAGTGTACTATATTTTTTATTTCTTTAGGAGTCTCAGTATATTGCTCTCGGTGCTCTGATGTTCTTTGTAAATCAGAACTAGAAACAAACGTTGGATTATTAGAATGATTTAGTTCTCCATATTTTGCATGGGCTAGCATCGTCATAACTTGAGTGTGTGTTGTCCCTTTATATTCCAAAACATAGCTAGAGGATAAAAGCGTTGTTGAAGAATTAACCGTATTGCCATCGTTTGCGCCATAATTAAAATAAATCCATTTCGAATTTCCAGTGGTCTCGTAGGTAATATTTTTATCGTCTAGCGACCAAGAACCGGTTAAAACGATAAATCCCTCTTTATAGAGAACAACACCAGCAACAGAACCAGAACCTGTCGAACCAGTGGGGCCAACCTGTACAAGCTCACCATTGTGATTCCTATCCTGTAGTTCTCCAATCAAAGAACCGGTTATGAAATATTTTAAGCTAACTGATCCTTTTTTAATTTCACTTCCGTATAATATAGAAGGTATTGATATCAAATTAATATTTTGAGTCTCTTTGTTGCCAAATGATGAACTATATTGATAGTGCGGAGATAAATAAGCATAATGATCTAAAGCGTTTCTCAGAGCACTTATTCTAGATCTAGTAGAGGTGGAATAATAATCTCTCGATATACTTGCTGAGAGATTATATGAGGAGGTTAGTTGTTCTCCGTACAATAATTCAGTATTGTAGAGACTATTCTTTATCTTTTTAAAAACATGTTTTTTACCATCCTTCTCAAGAAATGGATATATCTTATTGTTTGTGGGTCGATCTATGTTATATTCGTATAGTGAAATATAACCCTTCGGAACGCCGATAGAATTGTCACTGTTGGCTCCGGGTAAATGCGGAACATTATTTATATAAATTGTACCACTGTGCACAAAATAACTATATTGCGGATAAGCCTCTAAAGTGTTTATAAAAATGTCGTCTTCATGGAAACGATAATAAGACATTTTTAGTAATCCAATCTTACTCTTAACGTGAGTTCTGTGTCGGGAGTTTTCTTAAGAGGTTCGCTTACTTTAGCAACCCCAAGAAGCTCATTGTTATCGTTATAGAGTCCAACTGTTGTTATGTAAGAAACTGGTAAATCGGAAGATTGTGTCTTAACTCTAATCTTACTACCTGTTAGATATGTTGGATTAGTAGAATAATTATACTCATTGTGATTGACACGACAGAAATATACTGTGGAATTTAGTTCCACTGTGTTGTTGAATTGAAGGTTTACCATGCGATTTCTAAGTCCATCGGCTATAGTTTCGATATTTGAGCCTGTTAAGTTCGAAGTTAAGGAGTTAAGGCGGTCAACAGATGTTATTTTTGGTGCCCCTATTGAAGTGGCCAAAATACCTCCGGATCCACCACCAGAGAAGTTAGCAATCGTAACAGTTGCTGGCCAGCCAGAACTTACAGTCACTACGGTGTTACCCAAGTGACGATTTGCGGCGGTACCATCGTTTTGAGTTAAGGTTCTAGATTGAGCGCTACCCGCAGGAGTCAAGGCAGTGGAGACATCTATTTTAGAATCAGTTGAGCCCGCATTATGACCACCAGCGGCCTCAATAGCATTACAAATTTCATTTATAACCTGTGAAGCTTGTGTTAAAGTATGAATTTTAACTACTACACAAGTGCCCAAATTACCGATGGATGAGGGGAGTGTTGTTGCGGTAGCTATAGTATCTCCTGTTGCCACCACCGTGCCAGTAGCAGGAGAGCCCCCGTCTCCTCCCATAACGTATATCTTCTTAGTACCGTCAGTAGAAATTATAGTTATGTGATCGGAGGTAACAAATCCATGAGATTGGGTGCC